CCACGATGATTGCTGATGTCTTGCCTATGCCGCCGGCTGATGCTGTTACGCTGATATACTTCTTGATGTAATCATATCCATAGACCCACTCCCTGCGCGGCAGCGTGAGGGCATTAAACATTTCGTAGGGGGTTGGCCATTCATTGCCTGTATCGGCCTCTGTGTGGCTCTGTGTTGGCTCTGTGGCTATCTGCAATGTTTGGTTTTGCTGCTCCATGCGCTCGGCTGCTGGGTCTGGCGGTGGCGTCCATCCTTTGTTTCTGGCGCCGTCAATTGCCTTTTGGACTTCTGCCCTTGTTTCGTCCACGGTGTATCCGCCCAGGGTGAAGCCATCTGTGATCGCGTGGATCTCTTCGTCTGCTAGGCCTTTGTTAACGTATGATCCAACCAGGCGCACCATATTGTGATGCCAATCCTCTCCTGCTAGCACGTTCTGGACTGCCATCTGCCTATCCATTGCTTGCTGGCCGAGGTCTATGTTGATTGTGCTAGCAGCCTGTGGCTCTGCCTTTGGGAAGGCTCTCATCATGCGTTCAAATTCGACAGGCTCTCTGTCTGTTGAGAACTCTGTTCGCATTGTGACCAGCTCTGGAATGTATCCTTTGTCTTGTTTCTTTTTGTTTGGCCATGAGACTGTGCCTGCCACGCGCATAATTCGGCTGGGGTTTACGACTGCCGCGTCTGTTTGGAGTGATGCGGCGATTGCTTTTTGCACGTCACGCCATGCTTTCAGGTTTTTCACCGGCTCTTCCAGGCGCCAATATGCGTGGCCTCGGGCGAATGGCGTTGTGCCTGTCTTGATTGACATTGTGAACTTTGGGCCTGCGAAAGACAGGATGTTTTCCATTGCGCCGGCAGTGTCTGCGTCTGCGAAGCAGTAGAATGCTGCCAGGATGTCTGTGTCTTTGGCGGCTTGGCCTGCTGGTATTTCTATGATTGGATCAATTGGATTGATGCACATATAGATGTTTTGCTTGTTTTCGTTCATTGCCTGGGCGTGTTGCACTGCGTCTTCTATGTTTTTTAGTGCAAATCTTGCGGCGTTTGCTGATCCAGATTGCGATATAGAACGTATCTCTATGAGCGGTTGGCCCACAGTGTTCCAATTTTCTGTGATCTGTGCTATAAACTGCTTAATGATTTCGGTTTTGGGAGCCATTTCCATTTGTTCTTCCACTTCCATTTTCATTACTTCCTCCCCTGAACTGCCCAGCGGCTATGACCGCTGGGCTTTTTTCATTTAAAACTCTGCGTCAGCAGGAGCTGGTGCAGGAGCTGGTGCTGGTGCGGGTGCAGTTTCTTCGACTGCTATTCCTGCGGCGACACCTTCTTTGAGGCTGTCTGGCTTGTCTACAGCACTGACCTCAAAAATTGGTACGCATGTACCGCCTTTAGTATACTTAACATTTTTTGCATCAATAAGTTTCAGCTTTGCTGCTTTGCCTTCTGGAATTTTAGAAAGCTCTGGTGCAAGGTCTGTTAGAGCAGCCCATACGCCGGCGCCTGCTTGCTCCCACATGGCGACCTTGCCGCCACCGATTGCGCACTTAACCGAAAAGCCTTTCTTGTAGTCATCTCCAGGCTTGTCCATCATTTGATTGACTGTCGGGTTCCACTTCCATTCTGGAGCTACGCCGACCATCCCGTCCGACCTTTGCCAACCTGTCTTGAGGCTTTGCAAGTCAAGAATAAACCCGGTTGTGCTTGCAGCTTCAAATTCAACCTTCGCTCCACCGTCACGGGTGTAGAACTGCTTGGCTCGGACAGCGCCGTCCTCTGTTCCTTTAGCTGACCATTGCAGGAATGTGTTAACTTCAGAGCCTGATGCCCCTAGATCTATTTCAAACATTTTGTATCCTTTACGTTGTTTGATTGTTGGAGTTGTTGTGCGCGTAACCCTGCGCTGGGATTAGATGCCATACATTTCTTCCCGCAGATCTTCTGCCCCGTTCCAATAGAACGAGTTAGGGTTGACTGGTATGACCTCTCTAATATCTTCCGCGCTGCCGGCGCGCAGGAACTTTTCAAGCCGAGCGATCTGCTTCTTGGCCTTGCCAAGGATCTCTGTTGGATCGCCGTCTTCAAGCATGTTTGTTTTCTTTGATGACACATAAAGAAACTTGACCACCTGGTTGCCTCTGGCCTTCTGGTAGATCGCGCGTTGGAGCTGATGCTCTGCCGACATCTTGCTTGGAATGCGGCCTGTTGTTTTAAGATCAATGACCACGCCGTGATCGGGGAATACGAAATCTAGGTAGCCGATCACAGGGATTTCGAAGTCATCTGTCTTGGCTGTAATGCTGACCTTGATCTGCCCCTCTTCAGGGAACTCAGGCTTGCCGTAATGCTCAAGCTCTTGGAGTGTCAGCTCCATGCATGGCTCAATCATTGCGCGCTCTTTGGTAATCTTTTCGTCGGCCATGAAGAACATGCTGTCAAATTTTTCCAATGCCTGATCCAATGCGCCGGCTTTGTGCATCTTGCCGGTCAGTGTGTTGGCAACGGCATCCTCTGTGCAGATGCCACGCATTGCAGCGGCGCCCATAGGTGTGCGCTTCTTAAACAAGTATGACGCAACCCAAACATCTGGCGCGTTTGTCCAGAGGTTGATTGACGATGCTGACAGGTGCTTGATGTTATGTTTTTCAAATCCGTTTGTCATGCGACCTCACAAAATTTTTCCATGCAAGAATAAAATACTATCATGCTTTCATTTTCTTCTTTCCAAGCTCTCTGCACCTCAACGCAAATTTCAAGATTTCTTGTTGTAAGATAAGCGTTCAAGCAACCTTCATGATCTTTAAGTGCCTTGATCCTGTGCTTCTGCTCATGATCAATGCGCAGGTATGTTCTCATTAAGCGATCAACTCTCCACTGATCGCCTTCGCCGTCTATTAGAATGTCGTAGACCATTTGGTTCTCCTCAAATTCATTCATAGCGCAAGCTTTCCATATAGTGCGAGCAACGCAGCTTCTGCGCGTCCATCGTCTTTGGCGCGGCTGAAGAGACTTGCATGCTTAGGAAACCTCTGGCTTGCCAGACTGCGTGATACGCCCTTGTCACGGCTCAAGCCCAAGAAAGACTTCCACTTGGCCGGCGTGACCAGCGTCATTGGCAGCTTGTGCGCTGCGATAGCCATCTGCGTGGCGCCGTAGGACTGGCCGAAACGGAACATGCTGCTGACACCTTGACCTCTCATGGCGGCAACCTGCTCCAAGATAACATGATGCGGCTCATCGCCCTCGGGTGTTAGTATTTCGTGCAGCTCATACAGGTTTAGCTCTGTCTTGCCTTTAATGTTTTTGTATACCGGCATGTCATGCACCTCGACGCTGTTGCTGTCGGGCCAGTAGAATGCAATTGCACCAGTGAAGCCTGGGTCTATGCCGACAAAGACTGTCATACCTGGTCTCGGATCTTGATGCCGTTAAAGTTGAGAAAGAAAAAGATTGCTTCCTCGGTTAGATCGCGCAGGGTTGGGTCTTGCCCATCCATCTTTGCCCGATTGGTTTGCAGAACGCGCATGCCGTCAGCAAGCTCACACTTGATGCGGTGGTTCCACTGCTCTTTCTTCTGTTTCATCTTTCCCCCAGGGTTGCTAGTCGTTCCCCATACATAGTGCTAGCAATTATTTTAATCAAGTGCAATTTTTTGCTAGCAAGGGTATTGCAAAGTTGCTAGCAAGATTCTATATGTAATGTATAGACACAAACAAAGGGAACACGGACATGATTGAGTTTACAGTTTCAACATTCAACGGTTTGACCATCAAAGGTATCGGATACACAATTTCCGAAGCCAAAGCTGAAGCTCGCCAAAAGTGTGAAGCTATGGGAACTTTGCCAAAGCACATTGTGAGTATTTTGGAAATCTAATCAACACGGGGAGCTTCGGCTCCCCACTCAAACAAGGAGAACAGCATGCACTTTGACAACGCTATCGCGATCTATCGCCAGCGCCTCGCAGCCGTGGTTGACGGTGATCAATACCTTGCAGAGAGACTGCGCGAGAAATTCCAATGGGCCTGCCGCCAGCACTGCAAACAAACTGGCGCCAAATATCTCAAGACATTCTATGCGGCAATTGATTGTGCTTGAGTTTTTTACCTACAGTGGGATTGCAACTGGCTTGCTGTCCTGCCTCATTGCCTATGTAGCATTCAGGGGAATGGGGGCTTGGGCGGAAACAAGCATTGTATTCTTTATTGCCGCAATTCATGTCGCCATTATTATTGTTGGCGTAGACTTAATATAAAAGGAGAGCCACATGACAATCGACGAAATCAAATCCGCAATTGCCAAAGAGACCAGCTTCATTGACAATAAAATTAAGGTTATTGAAGAACTGAAAAGATACTATGGCACGGGTGTGCGCTCTGCATCTGCCAGTGCCGACATAGGAATGGAAGCAGCCATGCTGCAAAACGCAATTGCGTCCCGCAAAAACTTTGAGCAATCACTGAAGGAGATGACAGATGAAAGCTGATTGGGAAGATTATGTAATTATTATTAGCGCGTTTGTCGCTGCAAACGTATGGATCTCAGGCATTGTATGGGGGTGGTGGTGAGCGAACTATCCCCTGCCGAGCAGGCCATATTGCAATACCTGCGCAACCAAGTTGATCGCTTGCAGGATGAGCGGTATCGTAAAGACGCAAGGCCAAGCATTGCCAATGAGCTTCAGATTGCCCAGCGTGACTTGAAGCAATACACATCTGACCTTAGAAAAAAAGGATACAATATATAATGGTCAAAGTCGTAGATGTTGAAATAAATATAGCCGACATGAAGGCTAAGGCTATCCCAACTAAAAGCGGGGCAACGGCTTGGATGGAGCTGGCGAAAAAAGAACGCGCCGCGCATCACAAAGCTTGGGGCTATATCCAGAAGAATAAGTTTACTCAAAATACCCATGAGCCAGTGCGGAATAAGGGGGATTGGAATGACAATCCAAGGAAAAGGGAATTTAAGCGCAGAGGGACAAAAAACCCAAAACAGCTACAAGTAATAAAAGAAATGCGGGAAAACGGCCTTACGATGGATGCCATCGCAACTGAATTGCAAATATCGGAAGGCAGTGTGCGGTACTGGTGTCGAGCTTACAACATAATAAAAGGCGAGGGATAGAAGATGAACAGAACCGATATACTAAAAGAAGCCTCTCGAATAATCAGCACCGATAGAGCAGACGATTATGGGCCGGCAGATGAATCGTTCAAGCGGATTGCTCGTCTGTGGACAGCCTATCTTGATGTGGCTGTTAGCCCTATGGACGTTGCTAACATGTATATCCTGAGCAAGGTGCAGCGAACCCTCACGTCACCCGCAAAAGAAGATACATGGACTGACATCGCCGGATATGCGGCATTGGCAGGGGAGATGATGACGAATGAAAAGTAATTTTACAGAACACGAAGTTCACATTGCCGGCCTGATCGGCGCCATCGTAGGGTTCTTATCCGGTGCTGGTTTAATGATGATGGTAGGGATTATATTTTGATGTCGTGTGGGTGGCCGTTGAAGTGAATGCTGGCACATTTGGTAGCAACGTCATCCGAGGTAAACAACCGCCCGAAAGGGACACAGCGATTTGTATTGTGATGAAAGCCACCCACTAGAGATTTATAACAGCGCACGAAATAGCTTCAAGCTTTTTATGCGCTGTTTTTCTTTTCATTCATCATGGAAATACGCTTGCCTTTTGCGACAGCCTCGCTCTTCGATGACGCGCCCCAGGCCTTCAGAGATTTAAGAAGCGGCGTATCTGTACCGTCTTTCTTCTTTGTTGGCCCAGGCATCTTGCCCATGCGTTGCAAGAAGGCTGCACGGCGTCCACTGTTGCCGGTTCTTTCTGGTGGCCTGCTCATGCTAGGCAGTCCTGTTCATCATTGACTTCTTTTTCTTAGCGGTCTTCTCGCTGTCCTTAAAAGCCTGCGCTGTTGGTGCGCCCTTGCTGCCCGGCTTCCTCATCTGCTCACCAGAGCCAGCAGCGATCCGCTTTTTCTTTTTGTGAATATTTGAGTACAAACCATCTTTAGCCATTTAACCACTCTCCTACGTTAAAGCCTGGGCAAGCTTTGCTTGCATAGTCATTGTGTCCTGAGACTGTTTCAATCTTGGGATACTTTTCTTTGTATTCTGCAATCAACTTGCGCAAAGCTTCGTCTTGTTCTGGCGTGAAGTTGTCTTCAAACTTGCCATTGGCTACACCGCCGCGACCACCGACCAAGCTTACGCCTATGGTTGTGGAGTTGCGACCAGCAACATGCGCGCCCTTGCGATCATCTGATCGGCCATGAGCAACTGATCCATCACGATGCACGATGGCATGGTATCCTATATCAGACCAGCCACGCTCCTCAGTGTGCCACCGGCGGATCTCGGCGACAACATCTTCAGCCGACTTGCTTGCATACCAGTTAGCATTCGTTGCTGTGCAATGCACAACGATTTCATTTATTAGCCTCATTTTGTTAATCCTTGTTTCTTTTCATAACTGCGCAGGCCACCAAGCCCAAGCATCCCCATCATAACAGTCATTAGGCTACCCATGTCAAATGATGGTAGCTCTGGAATGGATACACCAGCGACTGCAACACCAAACAAAATGAATGGCTGCAACACAAAATGATAGGCAAATGCAGCGCCGCAAACCCACCCAATAAACGGGCGCCATCCGCCTTTGAATACTGACCCGCTGGCCGCTTCTGCCCTGTTGACTTCTATCTGTGCCAATAGAGCTTCATGCGAGTGTTTGTCGGCCATCGTGCTTAACTCATGGGCCAACTGTGCGGCTTGATCTTTGTCTTGGATAAACTTCCCAGCAAGCTCAGTGGCTGGACCTATCAGTGTGCTAAGTATGCCCATTACTTTCTCCCCATCCAAGCCGTTGCGCCCATGAAAGCACCGACAATGCCAGCGCCACTAATGTAGAAAAGATTGCTTATGTCGCTCAGTGCCGTGACCCTATCCAAAGGTATAAAGAACATTGTAACCGTGAAGACGCCCATGCCGATCAACGTCCACCGAGCCATGCGTAGCTGGGCCAGGTGTTTGCGCAGCGCATCCTCTGTCTCTCTGATCTCTTTGGCCTTCGCCATTTCAGAATCCGACACAACGCCATCGCCATCCATATCATAGGCGTCATACTTGCTTTGATCTTCTAGCTTCTTTGCTGCCATCTTTTACACTCCTGGCATACGCTATCGCATAGTGCTTGTGGTGCGTTATTATAACAACTTTTCCATCTTTGTCATACACAACGTAATCACCCTTTTTATTCTGGTATAACCTCAAAGCAGTACACCGTAGTCTGGCTTGTGGTTATCAGGACTTTTGCATCTTCAAGAGCTTCTTTGCACTCCATCTCAGTTGGAAATTGATTAAGCTGATAATGCTCAATGTTGTTATTCATAACCTGAAACCAAACTAAGAACCACATCACCACTTTCCCTGATAACGCCCAAGATAATAGAAGCCTGTCACAATCCCAGCCGCAGCAATGGCAAATATAAAAGTGCCAAGAACAAAGTTGATAGCGTTGTCTATCATCTCTTGCTTTTTGTAAGCCTCTTCCTTGCGGATGCGGCGCATCTCACCTTCTATTTGAAGCACCTCTTCCCAAGCAGAAGGGCCATAAGTCCAAGAGATATGATCTTTAATCTCCTTGCGCATGGCTTCCATTTTCTTTTTCTGAGCAAAGATTTCAATAGCATTAGAACTATTGTCAGACATCATCTTATAAAACGGAGGGTTCTTTGTCTTGTCTTCCGCATACTGAAAATCAGAAAAAGCGGCTCCCCACTTAGCTAGGGTTCCGCTCATTTCCTGTATGTCCTTGCCAGCACTAATACCCTGCTTGAGAATATTGAAAGCACTTGTGGCTAGTCCAACCGCTGTTACAGGATCAATCATGTGTCCATGTACCTCGCAGGGCAGTAAGCGTCTGGGTGGACAACGTGCCGTTCATCGTACCATTGGCCGTTCTTTCCGCCCGGTGCGCCACAGTCGTAGTAACAGGCTTTATAGAACAACGTGCCGTAGTTGTTTACAAAAGTGTGTCCGTACCCGACAAATGCAAGAACACAGATCATCAGCCCATCTTAGTCAGCACAGCAACTAAGAGTGCAATGATAAAGCCTGTAGTGCCAATCATAATTGCTTCCATGCGCTTGACGCGACCAAACAGATCTCGGAATTGAATTTTCATCTCTGTTTGCATGGCAATTACCTCTTTCTCAAGGCCGTCAATTCGTTCATGCGCGGATGATACTGTACGTTTATCCATGTCTTATTCCTTACGGCTTAGTAGGCCAGTCAGCCTCTTCCAAGTTAGGCCAGTTAGCATGGCTTGTGATGTCACGTAGAGCT